TCACCTATTAAGACGTGATAGATGCGGTCAATCTTCTTATTCAACTCTTGGAGTTCCTCGTGTATCAATGCTATTTCTTTTTCGGTGTTCATCACTTGAAGTAAAGTTGTATTTCTGCTTCGCGTCGGTTAACTAATCCTTTAAGCACAATACCTCCGCCTTTGTTCCACATACGGAATGAATCGGCTATCGTTGGATCTTGTGGGTTAACATTTAGTTTTCTTAATACGGACGACTTCTTGAAACCACCCACACCAATGTTGTAAGCCAAAGAAACACAAGCGCTGAATTGATTCTCGTTGAGCGTTTGTGTTATCAAAGCACGAACTGAAACGGCGAATTTGTCTACAACGTTTTTCGCTAACTGCTCCGCTCTCGCTTGTGTTATTACATCACCTTGCTTAACCTGCGTTCCGTCTTCGTAGAAAGTATTTCCATAACCAATCGTCCACACGTTTGCAGGGCAGAGATAAGCCTTCAATCGACAACCTTCAAAACGCTTTAACAAAGCGTAACCGTCTGCGTTAACTTTCATTCACTAAGCGTTTAATTTGTTTCTCTTTTTTCAAAAGGTAACGACGGAATTTCTCCTCGTACACCTTCTGCTTAACCATGTCTTTTTTTCTCCCTGCTTTAGCCATGTTTTTTGTTTTAGTTATCTAATCCACCCAAGACCTTGACGACGGTAAGTGTACGAACGTCTATCGCGTCCGTCGCTAATTTCGAAAGCGTTTGATGGATAAACATTTGTTTGTGACCATATCTGTTGAGTTTCGTTTGTCGTGTACTCTGGAAAGTCTGATTGATTGAAACACAAAAAGTCAACCATTCTTTGAGTGTAGAACATTGCTTTGCTTCGCGATTGATCGCGGTAATTCTGCAAGTCGGTTTGCGTGATAGGTGTAGTGTCTTCGCTTGTACGAATTACTAAACTTCCGTTGTCTGTTTTAACGTACAAATGAGGAAGCATTTCGTACAAAGACCACCACATTATCATTCTACGCAAGTAAGTGTCTAAAAGTTCCTCGTATGCGCCTGTGATGTCGTCGTTTACAACGTCTTCTTTTATCTTGTTATACAAGTCAGTACCTAAATACAACTGCGCGTATTCGTCCTGTGCTAAATAGATAGCAGGGTACATCAAAAGCGGGTCAACGCTTCCGTTAATCCAACTGTATTTTTTTATGTAGTTTTCGTCAATGAGTAGAACTTCGGGTTGTAGTGCCATTGTAATGTTTATTTATATTTTAATGATGCTCTGTTCGGCATATCGTTAGGACGTACCGCTTCTTCGCCTTTTGGAAACAATTCGTTTGCTACTTTTCCTGTTACAACGGTATCGTTTTTCAATCCGTCGTTAGGTAAAAACTTTCCGTCTTTTCTTTTGCGGAAAAATATCTTTCTGAACCACGCGTGGCGGCAGTAGACCCCGCCTTTGTACGTCCAAATAGAATAAGTGTTTGAACCGCTTGGAGCAAATTGTCCGTTCACTCCGTCGCTTCCCATTTCGATAATGTCTTCGTAACGGAATAGCGCTCCAAGTTTAGAAAGAGCAACCATTTCTTGACAGAAATCGCGTGTAACTATTTCTCCGTCTTTATATGTGAAGTTCTTTGAATAGTAGTAACGAACTTTATAAAGTCCCGTGTCCTTTTCGTCTTTTTGGTCGGGGTTTGAATAACCACGAACGCTCATAAATTCAGAGCGAAAGTTTTCTTCGTCGTCTGGATTAGTTACTTCTTCGTCCGAAAGCAATTGCCATTCTTCTTCGTTGATGTACTCAGCCTTTTCGCGTAAGTGCGCCAACCAAGCGTCGCCTTGTTCCTTGCTTATCTTATTTTCAGCAACCGCAACTACTTTTTTTTTTAATTCGATTGATTGTGTTGTTGGTTCAACAACTACCGCAACGTCGTCAAAAACGTTGTTCATTTCAATCTTCAAATCACTTCCAAGAATAGGTGCAAAAGTATTTGTTATGATTCTTTGATATGGCTTGATAACTTGGTTGTTGAATATCTCTAAACCAACCAACATTTCGTCTTTGTTAGAACCGAAGCCTGTTGTATCTCTAATCCCGTGAATCAATGGTGACACAACGCGGTGTCCAACCATTATTTGCTTCGCCGTTTCTTCGCTTAAAAACTGATATTGTTTGTCAGCATCTGAAAGAGGGAACGCTTGAATATCTGGAGTACGTGCAGGATCTTCGTTGAATGTCATCAAGAACTTTCCTGCGTTACTTGCACCGCTCAATCTTTCTTCCCACTCACGACGAATAGCCTCGCGTTCTTCTTTCTGCGGTATGCCGTTTAAGAAGTTAATGATGAATGAAGGAAATAATCCGTTTAAGATGTTGTTGACGTGGTACATTCCCATTTGATGAGAAAGTTCAATGTAGTTCAACGCACCGAAGTAGTCGGGTTTTGGATAGTACGAACTTCCAGCCATCATTCCGTGAGCGTAAATAACTTGACGTGGTTGTTCTTGCGCCTGTGAAGGATTGAACGCGGGAATAAATTCGGGTTTACCTTTCTTGCTTCGTGAGTTTCTCCAGTCTTTCGAATACCAAATCCCTGTTATTTCTTCTTCTTCTTTGTCGTAAGCAAGACGACAGTTCTCAAAAGGCAAGTGGTTAATCTTTACAACGCGTGTGAAGTCCATTGACCAAATAACCTCTGCAACAAAAGCACCTTGTAGTTTTAAGTCAAACGCGATACCTTGCAAAGCACTATCGAGAATCGTTCCTGTTCCTTGTCCTTCAATCATAAACGCAATTGAGTTTGTCAACGCGTTGTGAATTGGTGAATTGTAGTAAAGGTTGATTAAGTATTGAGGGTATAAATTATCGTTTCCGTAATCAATCCAACCGCTACGATTTTCTTTCTCGATTGCTTCGGTAGGGATGTAACGACTTAATGCTATTTGCTGAATGTTGCTCATTATGCGCCTGTATATATTACATCGACAGGAATTGTCGGTGTTGAAACGTCAAAGTAAATTGTTCCGTTTGATAGTATCATTGAACCACGTTCAACCAAACCAACAACGGAAGCATCTGTTGGATCTAAATTGCTGTTGCTGTTTTGTCCGTACACATCGTACTTGTACTTTCCAGCGTCAGTTAGACCAACTGTTGTTAAACGAATCTTTGTGACACGTTCGTTCTCTGTGATTACGGTAACGACTTGTGCGAGTTGTTCGCCTGTCATTTCGTAAGTTAAAACAAGAAGGTAATTTGTGAACGCAACGTTGAAATACTGACGACCTTCATCGAGTGAAAGCCAAGCATCTTGATTCGCTGTATTTGTGTTCAAATAAACCATTCTATCTTTTTATTTGTTTGATGAAATTACAACACGTAGGGACGCGTTGTCCCTATGTGTGTAAAAGTTTTTTGATTAGTCAAGGATTGACAAAGGAGTACCGCTCAATTTGTACGCTCTCTTTGGAGTTTCGTGTACAAATGCAAGTGTGTATCCGTTCATATCACCTAACGCTGTTCCTGTTCCCGCAGTAGAAGTAGAAAGGTCTGCTCCATACTCGTAACCAACAGCCCACCAGTTGTCGTTTGAATCGTTAACGAAAATCATTGGACGAGCCTGTGCAACTGTTTGCAATTCCAAACGCTTTGCGCTTGAAAGTTTCTGCAACATTACATTCACAGTCTGCGTGTAGAATACTGTTCCGTTGTCTCGGTTAAAGTTGATTGTTTCTTCGAACGATCCTGTTTGCGTTGGTAGTTCGTAAGTGAACAAATCACCTGCAACTGGACCTACGATAGCAGTAACGATTTCGTTTGCGTCTAAAGTCAACGAAGTAACCGTGTCGCAAAGAACAATTTTTTTAATCCCACCGATTCCGTCTTTACAATCGAGGGTAAATCCTGTACTTAATTCACAAGCCATATTATTAGTTTTTTATTAGCACAAAAGAGGGGTGGTTTTTATGCCACCACCTCTATTCGTGCAAGGGTTAGAATGGTTGAGATTATGCAGTATATTGGTAGAACGCGATTTCGTCACCGAATCCGTACTGAACACCTGCGAAGAAACTTGCTGCAAAACGTACGTTGTCAGAAAGATCGTATTGATACATATCCAAAACAGCAACGTTGTTCCATTGGTCAAGTAAGTTAGTTCCGAACCAAAGGTTTGACTTTTGGTACATAGCCATTGTGTCGTCGCTCATTCCTGGGCACTCGATAATGTCATATTGACCCTGCCAAGTCATCTTAACAGTTTCTCCTTGATAAAGGTAGCTTCCACCACCAAGACCTAAAATTGCAGTTCTGAACGCTTCAGCAACGTTTGAAGATACCGCGATAACAGGCTTCTCAGTAGCACGACGAACGCGTGTTGGAAGTGTTAAAACCAAACGAGCCATTTCATCGATTACGTTAGTGCTGTCGATAGCAACTGGAGTAGCAACGTCAAGAACAGCAGCGTCAGCCAAGAACAAAGTTTCGAAACCTGCGTATTCACCTGCAGTTGCGTTAACACCTTGCCAAATCAAACGCTCGTTGTTTGCAGCAACACCCGCCAAAACATTCGCGATTAAAGCGTCAGTTAATGAAGCGTGAAGGAAACCGTCTTGTTCTGATTTCGCTTCCCAGTCATTCAAGAAATCTTTCTTGCAAAGTTGACGGTGAACTTGGAATTTCTCCAAAGTCAAGATACGCTCAGTTAAAGTAACTGTTCCAGTTGGTGTGAAGTCACAAGTCGCGTTAGCGAAAGTAACGTTGTCAACTAATTTGCGAACAACTTGTTTGTACTCGATGTTTTCTTTGAAAGTAACTGCTGAAAGAGACTCGTTACTTAAGAACGCAGCGCGGATATATCCTGCTGCTTCACGACCTGCGTAGGTAGTGGTTAATGAAGTGGTAGTAGCCATTTTTTATTGTTTGTTTTTTTATTATTTTTTAAGATGAAATAAGAAGCGTTCCTCTGCGCTCATCTTGTTGTAAGATTTAGCAGGTGTTTGCTTCGCTTGTTTAACTTCTTTGATAGATTGAACAGCAGGTTGCGCGCTCAACTTCTCAACGTTAGATGAAAGCTCTGCGTTTGCTTTCTTCATGTCAGCAAGTTCGCTTTCTAACTTCGCAACCAAAGACAAAAGACCTTCAACCTCTGCGTTGAATGTTTCTTCAGCAACAACCTCTGTCGCTTGTTCTTCTTCGATTACAACTTCAACCTCTGGAGCTTCTTCTTCCATTGGTTTCAATTCGGCAACAACACCGTCAGCAACAACAACAGTAACCATTTCAGCGGTCTTGTATTCTCCGTCCATAACAGCAATCTCGTTGCCTTCTGAATCTTTAGTGAATACACGAACACCAACAGCCCACGCGTCGCTATCTGAATAGATGCTTGTACCGTCCTCAAGTATCGCTTCAACCATCTGCTTCACCTCAACAACCTCTTCGGCTGATAGGCTAACATTGTGCTTCGCGAAAAGAGCGTTTACTTTTTCTCGTAAGTTCATATAAGTGTTTATTAAATGTTTAGTCCCTAAATAGAAAAGAGCGTATATTTGTTTCATAATTGATT